TTCTTGCTGCTTATGACAAGGATTGTGACGCCGATGCTGATGAGGGTGAGGCTGAGATTATCAGTTATGATGATCTTGAATTTGATCCAGGTGCGGAGCACTACTAATGAGCGATGTAATGACAGAAAGCAAAGTCTTTGAACTTTGCACTAAAATGCGACATCTTGGTTATGCAGTTGTCTGCTTTACCCCAGAAGAATTGCGTGGCGCGAATCCTGATCATGTTGAAGACCGTTTGGTTGAACTTGGTTGGGAAGTGATTGATGATATTGCTGAAGATATTGAGACTGAACGATTGGTGGGACCTTCTGAAGAAGATTGGAACTGGAGCATCAAGTGATGGATGCGCATTGGTTCGGTGCCATTTGCTTTCTTTGCGGATTGATTTCAGGTATACTAGTCTGTATTCCTGCAAAACGAAAGGGAAGATATTATTATGATAAGTGAATATCGCCGTTCTATTCTTGCACCAAGGACAAGAGTTCCGTTTGATGCGAGCAATCGCAAACATATGCTTGATTTTGCAAGGTTTGTGAAATATAATAGTTGGGTGAATGGTTGTTCATATTTCTTGGAAGACCCCTTTACTGATATTCCGACGATGATTCGTTTCAAGATTGCTGAATACACTCTTTCTAAACTTGTGGAGAAAGTATGAGTAATGGTGACTTTGAGGTTATGCCTCGTGGTACAATGGAAGAGATTCGTGTACTGCGAAAGTTTGCAAACGAAATGATTGCATTAAGTTCAATTCATGATATGCCTGTGCCACACGAGATGCTCGCAAAGATTAATGATGTTTCGCGATTCTATAGTGGTCATGTAGAGAAGTATCCTGTATGATGATTTATTGCGCTGCGCGTTTCAAACCCAAAAAGAAACGCAAGCCAAAAGGTGTGATTGCGAAGAAGTATAACAGGAGCGCGGCAATTCTCGGAGTAGAGAAACTTCCGCGCCTTGAATATGGTTCACGAGTTGGGGCTGATGCTGCTCGCAGCATTCAGTCGCTGAAGTCCGATAAAGTCTTTACAGAAAAAAGAGAGAGCCTGATGTATACAGGCACTTTGGTGAAGGGTATTGCTACGATGCACAAGTCGAACGCAGTGCCTGTAATCGACGAAGAGCAAATGAAAGATATCTCTCGCATGCGGCGAGGCTAACATAGGAGATTTTTTATGAGTATTCGTTCAAAGGCTATGATTGAAACTGCTAAAACACTTGCGGCATTTACTGCTGGTGGTGTTGCATTTTATTTTCTCCTCGATCTTCTTGGTCCGAAACTTGGTGTGATTCTCATGCTTGTTTCGCTGGTTGGTTGGTTTGCTTGGTTGACATATAGTTTTTATGTTGACAAGTTTACTGTTGAGGAAAAATTTAAATTGTAATGAGAAGTCCATGTAAGGGAATATGCAAAATGAACACCCGAAGCGGTTTCTGCCTCGGGTGTTTTCGCACACTCCAAGAAATTGCACAATGGACTAAAATGTCTCACGATGAGAAGAAGTCTGTCGTAAGAGAATGCGAAGATCGTGAACGAAAAGCCAACAAAGGAAGTTGTCGAAGATGAGCACACTTAAATCAGTAACACCCAAGTATGATATCACGTGGTATGTTAAATGGACAGCCAGTATCATTACATTGATTGGCATTACTATACGAGCAAGCGGCTTGACGCAATTTCAATGGATAGATTTGGTTTGTAGTTGGATTGGGGCTGTTGGTTGGTTCTTTGTTGGTTTTAAATGGAATGATCGCGCGTTGATGATTCTGAATGGCGTGATTGGTGTTATATTATTTGCAGGAATCCTGCGAGTCGTTTTTGAGTGACGACTAAATATATGATACCATGTCACTGATGGGTTCTTTATGATTAACGAATTAGATCTTCTCTCACTTTCTGAGAAGTTTAATAACGCAAAGCCATTCAATCATGTTGTGATTGATAACTTCTTTGAAGAAAAACTTGCGAATAAGATTGCAGAAGAATTTCCCAAACATAACTCTGATGTTTGGACTGTAGCCTACGATAATCCAGTTGAAGTAAAAAAAGCATGTTCGCATTGGGATAAATTTCCAGCAAACATCTACTCTGCATTGTACTATCTTTGCAGTAAAGAGTTTGTAGATAAATTACAAGTCATTACTGGCGCTGATGAGATACATGCTGACTATGGACTTCACGGCGGAGGGATGCATTCGCACTGTCGTGGTGGTAAACTGAACATCCATAAGGACTATTCTGTACATCCAAAACTACCATTGCGCAGAAACTTCAATGTCATTGTTTACATGACTCCTGATTGGCAATCTGAGTGGGGCGGCGGAATAGAATTCTGGTCGCACGACTACGAAAAAAATCTCCCCAAAGAGTGTTATGCGCGATACGAAAACAAATTTAATCGCGCAGTTGTGTTCGATACAACTCATAACTCTTGGCACGGACTACCAGATGAATTGACTTGCCCACCTCAAACGGCAAGAATGAGTTTGGCGACATACTACTTGACTCCAATCACTTTGGAAACAGAAACGCGCAAGAAAGCATTTTTCACTCCGCACAAAGATCAGTATAATGATCCTAGCATTATGGAATTTTGTAAAAAGAGAAGTCAATTATGAAAGTAAGTGTAATCACAGCAAGCGTTGGCAATCCTCATCTCGCTGAATGCATTAAGTCAGTTCGCGAGCAAACGTATAAAGACGTTGAGCATCTTGTATTTGTAGATGGTCAAGAACGATGGGGTGCCGCAAATGGAATTCTATACGACTTGAATTTCCCAGTTGGTGCCGAACGTGGTTCGTTCAGTAATGAGTACGTTTGTGTTCTCCCATATGCAACAGGCGTCGATCGTTACAATGGTCATCGCGTTTATGGTGCTGCTACGTTTATCGCAAATGGTGACTTCTTCATTTTCTTGGATGAAGACAATGCACTTGAGCCTAATCATATCGAAAAACTTGTCGCTTTGGTTAAGGAAAAAGATCTAGACTGGGCATTTTCTTTCCGCAAGATCATTGATCAAGAAGGTAAAGTTATTTGCTTAGATGATTGCGAGAGTCTGGGTAAGTGGGCGTCAGTTCTAAATCCTAACGACTTTTTCATCGACGTGAACTGCTACTTTGTAAAGAAGCAAGTAGCCATCGGAATGGTTCCTCTTTGGTATCGTAAATTCCGCGAGCCAGGTCAGCCTGAGATTGATCGAGTGTTGGCGTCAACTCTTATGCATCCAAACAACAAATTAAAGTTTGACGGAACCCTCGATTATACGGTAAAATATCGAGTGGGTAATACAGGATTGTCTGTTCAAGCAGATTTCTTTTTAAACGGTAACGATATAATGACAAGAAGATATAATGGAGTTTTGCCGTGGAAACGGTAAGTCGTGAGAGTATGATTGTAACTCTTCATGGTGGTGGAACAAAGGGTAAAACTATTGAGTTCCAGAGAGAAATGTATGAGAAATACAATGTGAATCAATACCCAAGACTGGGTTTTGGTAGTGACATGCCACCGCTTGAATTTCAAAATTTCATGTGGGTCATGAACAACTGTATACCAAAAGATTTTCCTGCAAACATGGTTGATAAAATAAAGGAAACTTCCAAGGGATCGGTGAATGCGGAAGTAATTCTTTTCTTAAATTGTAATGTCGTGCCATTGAATGTTGAATCAATAGACTTTATGATTCAAAATGCTCAGGAAGGTAAGATTGTAAACTTATCATTATATGATGGTATTGCAATGAGCAGAGAAACATACAACAAACTCAAAACACCAAACATGAGAGATCTGTTCTCTACTGCAAGAAAAAATAATGTTCCTGTGTTGACACTGAGAATTAGTAACGTTGATTCAGATAATTGCAAAACATATTGCCATGGCGATAAAGAATTGTTTTGGCAAGCAGGTGGAGAAAACCAAGAACAAAAGTATTGGAACAAATGCGAAGAATTGTTAGTCAGAGGAATCTATGAAGATCGTAGTATTAAGCACTGATACGGAACACTATCTCCTTCAGTGGTGGCTTCCACATAGCGCAAAGAAATTCGACTTTGGCGTTATCGTAGACTTCAATTGGCAAGATAATTCAGAAGATAACACTTACGAACTTTATAAAAAGCATGTCCCACATTGGAGATACTACAAAGTAACTCAGAAAGAAGTGAGCAACTTTCTCTGGGATGTTGTTTTATCAAAAGTTGAAAAAGACTTGTTTGAAGAGTTTCCTGGAAGTTGGGTTACAACATTAAATCCGACAGAATTTTTAATTGGAAACCTATCATTCTTAGATAACATCAAGTTCAATAGACAGGTTTTAATTCCTTGTCATCTGATGGTCGATTCAGTTCAAAACGAAAACGTTGAACCCGATCCAAATTTACCATTGCTGGAACAACGCCATCATGGCGTACATTATAAAAACGATTATCCTCATCCACATCGTGGTAAATCTTTTGAATTATGGAAACAACAAAACCCTCCTAACATTGTTTTGAATACTCGTTGGATGAGAAGTATTCATAACTATAATGTCGATTATTTGGGAACTTCAATATATTCAGTCGGAAGGCATTTTTGGGATTTGACTCGCGCTACAGATCAATTGGCAATATGTCATATGAATTTGTTGCCGTATACAAAATCATTTTTCGATCGAAAAAAGAATATACAAAGAAGGCTAACTTCGTCCGACCACCAAGCCGATCGTGGAATTCATCATCGCACAGATGATGCTAAACTTGAAGCGCATAAACGTTTCTACGATCAATTGGCTGTCGATCTTTTTACTGAAATACAAAACTTAGAGAGTGCAAAATGAAAAATCCATGTATTGTTACTTATTTTATGGGAAATATTTTAGACAAAACCCCAGAGATGCAAAAGAAAGTTGTTGATAAATTCAACAAATCTAAAATCCCATTCTATCAAGTTAAAGGCATGCCAAGCCACGCTCAATTCATAGATTACTTCTGGACTGTAAATGGCGCAGGACCAGAATACATGAAAGAATCGGGAGTTAAGCAAGAATTGGATCACGATGTGGTATTAATTCTCGACATTGATTGTATTCCATTAAGCGAAAAGGCAATTGAATACTATATTGAGCAAGCATCAAACGGTAAAGTGATAGGAAACGTTCAACGTTCAAATCATATAAAAAACGATCAACATCTTTTTGCAGCACCTTCGGCAATTGCTCTTTCAAAAGAAACATACATCAACATCGGTAAACCTCCTGCATTAGAAACAGAAAGATCTGATGTTGCTGAAGAATATACTTGGGCTGCTGAAGCCAAGAATGTTCCAGTGGAACTTATTCTCCCTGTATCTTTCGATAAAGCGCCACACAAATATGGTTGGGAAGAAGATCAGCGACCTTTCTGGGCATTGAAAGACGATATGCCAGTTTATGGAATTGGTACTACATTTGGTAACCAAGAATTCGGCGATATGTACTATCATAATTTTCAAATCGCACACCCAGGCAATCAAGAGATGTTTTGGGCTAGATGTGAAAAAGCATTAAACGCATAAATGTTACTATCATCCTTATTAGAAAAGAAAAATATGGCTACTGAATTGCTGGAATTATGTAAAACCAATTTGTACGACACAGACAAATTTAGTACAAACAATACAATTGCTAAATGGATTGAAGTTAAACATTCTTATGTTGAATCTGTATACGGAGAGTTATTTAAACGTATTAGATTGACAAAAAATGTTTTAGAGATTGGCATTTGGAATGGTGGGTCCCACCTACTATGGCGCGATTACTTCCCAGAAGCAAATATTGTTGGTATCGATATTAAGCACTGTGCTGCTCTCGACAATCAATCTAGAATTGTACAGATAATTGCAGACGCATACACCGAGCAAACATCAAACCTTTTTAAAGATGACTTTTTTGATTTAATCATAGATGATGGTCCACATACACTCGAGTCGATAAAACTGGCAATTCAATATTACTTGCCTAAACTCTCAGAAAATGGTATGATGTGTATTGAAGACATTGATGAATACAGTTGGTTATATCAACTTTCATCAATTGTTCCACCTGAGATGCAAAAATGTATTAAGGTTTTTGACCTCAGAGAGAAAGATAAAAAGAAAGATAGTACCCTAATGGTAATAGACAAAGGTGAACTAAATGGCTAATCGTAGTGATTTCTTTAATGCTAAACTTCCACGCAGCATCAAGCGTTCGCTTGCTATGGCTGAAACATATGGGTGGGTGAAAAACGCACATGAGCGCGGTGATCTTCGTAGAGCAATGATTGCTGCTCACGCAAGTCATGTTGGATTTAAGTTGAAGCGCAACACTTCTGAAAATCGCGATTCGTCTGATGGTGAATGATGAATTCGCTTGCTGAACTCAAAGATCATTTCGTGAGAAATGATGTTGAGATAAAAGAGTTTATGGGATGGTATCTTAAGGTAGGAAAAGATACCTGGACCATGTCCAATGGCGTCTTTTATTGCAATCAAGTCCCAAAAAGTTTAAAAGATAAAACTCTTTTGGACGGGTATCCACGCAAGAGAATAGAGAAAACCGAAATACAAGCGGAAGAAGATCGAGCCGTATCCAGAAAATGGAAGGCAATGTCTAGCAGGAAAGTCGTTGAATAAATATTAAACTTGTTTATTCGGTCTGTTAGATGCAAATTATCGTTTTAATGACCGCACTATTTCTGTCAGGTGTTGCGGCGTACTACTCAATTATTGGGCTTACAGCAATATTCAGTGGAGCATTTTGGTCCATCTTAATGATGGGTGCAGCACTTGAAGTCGCTAAACTTGTTTCAGTTTCTTGGTTGTATCGTAATTGGGATCAGTGCTCTATCTTGATGCGATCGTACATGTCGACCGCAATTGCAATACTAATGCTCATCACCTCAATGGGAATATTTGGTTACCTTTCTCGAGCACACATTGAAAGTTCGGCTACAAGTACAAGTGATTTAATTGCGCAGATTGAAACAATAAACGATAATATTGAAAGTAAAGAATTCACTCGAGATCTTTATGTCAAGCAAATCACAAACATAGATAATACTTTGGTCAAGTATATAGAACTTGGAAGTGTGACGAAAGGTTTACAGGAAAAACGACGTTTAGATTCCGAAAGAAAAACGATTGAGATGAATAGATCAGAAATAGACAAAGAAATTCTTTCATTAAAAAGCGAGCGTAACAAACTCCTTTCCGAACAGAAAAAACAAGAAGTTGAAATTGGTCCTCTAAAGTATATCGCTGAGTTGATATATGGTAAAGAGGCTGAAAATCATTTTGATTCTGCTGTGCGATGGGTTATAATATTGCTTGTGTTTGTATTTGATCCGTTGGCAATAGTGTTGTTGATTGCAGCAAACACAACGCACAAAACTAGAGGGCGGGCAATCAAAGTCTCTGGTAAAAAAGGTTACGTTGAAGTGCACAAATCTGATATACTAGATGTCGGTAAATTTAAATAAAGGTGAACTAAATGACTGTTAGAATTTTAAAATTGATTACAGGCGAAGAAATTATTGGCGAAGTTGTTTCTGAAAATGAAAGTTATATTGAATTGAAGAATCCACTTTCAATTATGCTTCGTCCTGCACAAGACGGATTTACTTTTGGTTTCGTTCCTTGGTGTAATCTTATGGAAGGTAATAAAAAGATATCTCACGATAGAATCATTACTTCTGGCGATGCTTCTGACGATGTCAAGAATACCTATAACTCAATGTTCGGCGGCATCGTAACTCCTCCAAAACAACTGATTGTATGAGTGCATTTTACACTAATGTCACCATTATTGGTGACAATGTGTTGTTTCGCGGGATTAAAGATGGTAAGAGATTCCGCAAGAAGGTTCATTACAATCCAAAGTTCTATGTTAAATCCACAACTCCAACTAAATGGCAAACTCTGAATAAAGAGTATGTTGAAGAAAAGGTCTTTAAATCCATTCGTGAGGCAAGAAACTTCATGGATGAATTTAAAGATGTCAACAACTTTGAAGTGTACGGTTCAAACCGTTATGAGTATGCATTCATATCTGACATCTTCCCAGAAGAAATTGATTGGGACTTGAGTCAGATATGTGTTGCATATATCGACATTGAGGTTGGATCTGAAAACGGATTCCCTGAACCTTCAAAGGCGACTGAAGAAGTCACCGCCATCACTCTCGGTATGGGTGGTCGCAATTATGTTTTCGGTTGTGGCGACTTCAATAACACCTTCGAGAATACTGAATACATCAAGTGTCAGGATGAGTTTGAACTTATCGAAAAGTTTATTGATAAGTGGACTTTATATTATCCTGATATTGTCAGCGGTTGGAACGTTCGTTTCTTCGACTTTCCATATCTTGTAAACCGCATCACTCGCTTGTTTGGTGAAGACAAGGCATTGAAACTTTCGCCCTGGGGTAAAGTCACTTCGAGTGAAATTAATTTTCGTGGCAAGAAACAAACTTGCTATGAACTTTATGGCATTTCAATTCTAGACTACTACGAACTCTATCGCAAGTATTCAGCAAATCCAAATCAAGAGTCATACAAACTAGATCATATCTGTAGCGTTGAACTTGGCGAGCGTAAGTTAGACTATTCTGAATATGAAAATCTACATCAACTCTATAGACTTGATTATCAAAAGTTTATTGAGTATAACATTCGCGACGTAGAGCTGGTTCAGAAACTCGAAGATAAAATTCGCCTGATTGAACTTGCGATGACTTTGGCGTATGACGCTAAAGTAAATTATGATGATGTGTTCTCGCAAGTACGAATGTGGGATACAATCACATACAATACTCTGAAAGCCAAGCATATGGTTATTCCTCCACGCAGAAATGCAGAAAAGGATAGTCAATATGCTGGCGCATTCGTTAAAGATCCAATCCTTGGTATGCACGAGTGGGTTGCCTCGTTTGACTTGAACAGTCTGTATCCGCACTTGATCATGCAATACAATCTTTCACCTGAAATGTTGATTGAACCTAAAAACTATACGGATGAAATGCGTAAGTTTATGTCTCAATGGGGTAGTAAGATCAATGTCGATTCACTGCTTGATGGTAAGATACCAACTGAAGAATTAAAGAAGTTGAATGTTACGGTAACGCCAAACGGTCAACTGTTTGATATCAGCAAGCAAGGATTCTTGTCCGAGATCATGGAGCGTATGTATGAAGATCGCGCCATGTACAAGAACAAAGCGACTGAAGCAAAGAAGTTACTCGAGAAATCTGTTTCAGAATCTGAAAAGCGAGAACTCGAAAAGCAAATTGCTAAATTCAATAACATTCAGTTGGCTAAGAAAGTAACATTGAACTCGGCTTACGGTGCTATCGGCAATCAATACTTCCGTTTCTTTGATATTCGTATTGCTGAAGCGATCACTCTCAGCGGTCAGTTATCTATTCGGTGGATTGAAAATAAACTTAATGCCTATATCAACGGCATTGTTAAAACGCGAAATGCTGATTATGTAATTGCTTCAGATACCGATTCAATCTATTTGAATCTCGGACCACTTATCAAGAAGTCTATACCGAACATCGAAAAGGTTGAGAAGTTAAAGATCATTCGTGCAATGGATCAGTTTTGTGATCAGAAACTGCAGCCATATATTGATGCATCATATCAGGAGTTGTCTGAGTATGTAAATGCTTATGCGCAGAAGATGAAGATGAAGCGCGAGGCTCTTGCTGACAAAGCGATTTGGACTGCAAAGAAGCGTTATCTGATCAATGTGTATAATAACGAAGGTGTTGAATACAAGAAACCGAAACTTAAGATCATGGGTCTTGAAGCGGTTAAATCTTCAACGCCGAATGCTTGCCGCGAAAAGATTAAGGAAGCGTTTGAAGTTATTCTCACAAAAGATCAAGATACCTTGATTCAGTTTATTGCAAACTTCCGCAAAGAGTTTAAGACATTACCTGTTGAAGATGTTGCATTCCCGAGATCGGTGAATGGAGTAAGAGAATATGCTGACAAGAATAGTGTTTATGCGAAAGGTACACCAATTCATGTTAAGGGTGCACTTATTTTTAATAATGCGATCCGTACAAAGAACCTTGAAAAGAAGTATCAGGAAATCAAAGAAGGCGAAAAGATAAAGTTCTTGTATGTAAAGGAACCAAACCCACTTCAATGTAGCGTCATATCGTTCTTAACAACTATCCCGAAAGAATTTGACTTGGGACCATATTTAGATTATGATACTCAATTCGAGAAAGCGTTTCTCGATCCGTTGACGATTGTTCTTGACAGTATTAACTGGAAGAGCGAGAAAACTAATTCGCTAGATGACTTTTTCTCATAGGAGATACAAATGAGTTTACTTGATAAGATTAAGAAAAATTCCACGATTAAGGATTCAGCAATTCTTGCTCGTTCCAAGTTCTTTGCCGCAAAGGACATGATTCAAACCAGCATTCCCGTTGTGAACGTTGCCTTCTCTGGCGACCTTGATGGCGGTTTCACTCCTGGTCTTACGATGTGGGCTGGTCCGTCAAAGCACTTCAAGACTGCGTTCAGTCTCTTGATGGTGAAAGCATATCAGGTTAAGTATCCAGATGCAGTTGTATTGTTCTACGACTCAGAGTTTGGTACTCCACAAAACTATTTCACTTCGTTTGGTATTGATACCGATCGCGTTGTTCATACTCCAATCACGGACGTTGAGCAATTGAAGTTTGACATTATGCAACAGTTGACTAACATCGAGCGTGGCGAGCGTGTAATGATCGTCATTGACTCAATTGGTAACTTGGCTTCGAAGAAAGAAGTCGAGGATGCGTTGGATGGTAAGTCAGTCGCTGACATGAGCCGCGCAAAGCAAATAAAATCCCTGTTCCGTATGGTAACACCTCATCTCACCTTAAAAG